AGAAAAAATTTATGGAAAGAAAAATTACGAAGAAATTACTAACATATTAGGAAGCATGACAGATAATGGTATTGATACATTACCTTTAGAAGCTTTTACACAAATAGCTGGTAAAGAAGCAGGAGATCTTGTTAATTCCTTAAGACAAGCCCAAAGCGTGTTAGATTTTACTTTAAGAGGAGATGATGCGGTACGGGCAATAATGGCAGCAAGAAGAAGCCCTGATGCTCTTAATAAAATAGGAAAACAATTTATTAAACCAGAGACATCACCTTTAGAAATAAGTGAGGTTAAAAACCTATTAAAAGCACAAGGCATGAATACGCAAACGGTAGACGATATGTTTGCCGATATGACTATTAATAAAATATTAGGTGATGATTTAATGACTAATCAACTGTCAGGTGATGACTTACTTAACGGCATTATAACAAGTCGATTAGACAAATATGTTGGGGATGGAGCTACTTACAACAGACAAACATTAGAACAACTTTTAGGTGGCGGACAAGCAGGTAAAAATGCTTACGAAAATTTAAAAGATTTATGGAGATTTTCTAGACTTATCTCAGAAAGCAGTACACGAGGTTTATCAGCATTGAAAGGCGCTAGTGAAAGAACAGCTCTTGCGGGTTTTGCATTATTATTTGCTCCTGGAGCAACTATAGGAACAGCTATAGGTTCTTTAGGTTTAAGAGAATTATTAAGAAGTAAAGGGGTAATGAAATTTTTAGCTACTCGACCAAGAGGAGTTAAATCAAAAGATGAATTACTTTCTAAATCTAATTTATTAAAAAGATTTGCTACACGTTCTCTTAGTCAACCATTAGGTGGAGCAGCTTCAAGAGGACAACAAAAAGCAAAAGATGTTATAGAAGAGCAAGCTAAAGAAGTATTTAAAGAAGCAACCCCCGAAGGAACAGAGCAAATAACAGAAACACAAACAGAAACAGTAAGACCAAAAAAAGTATCTATGCCAATGCCTCCTCCTCAATCTAATCCTCCAGGAGTAGAAAGAAAGATTGCATTAGGAGCAGCCGGAAATAGTCCACTTAATCAAGCATTATTAAGAAGTAGGAGTGTGTAATGGCTGATGATTCAATGGAGTATTGGTATCAATTGTTTGGACAAGACGGGCCACAAACAGATGTTGGACAAGATGTATTAGTTTCTGAAGGGGCAACTGCTCGATCTACCTCTGCTATCGATGTTGAAGATTTTACTAGCCAATATAAAGGAGTGGAGTTATGGCAAGGTAAAGAGGCAGCTGATGCTTGGGCTATGGAAAATGCCGATACTTACAACATAGATCCTGATAGTATTGATATATTTCTTGAAACAGAAACTTATGATCCCTCTGCTATAATTAATCTTGAAACAGATTTTACTGTTGGTGGATATGATACAGATTTAGAAAAACAAGGTTTTCAAGCTAGTGATGCTGGACAAATGATTGTTACAGGAGACGAAGATGCTCAAGCAACGATCAGTTATCCTGATGATGAGATATATGGCCCTAGTGCTGGATTGACAGTTGACGCCGCTTCAATATATGGAACTCCTGATTTAGTTGTAGGTGAGCCTGTTTCTGGAGAGGGTGGTGTAACTATTCTTAATCCAAAAGGTTTAGCTTTTGGAGCTGATTCACCATTACTTTCTTCTTACAATACTCTTGCTCGTGCTAGTAAAACTATTCCTTTTGCAGGACAAGCTGGAGCTGATTTAGGGGATGGAATGGATGGTGAAACATGGATAGCTACCTATGAAGATGTATTGCCTGAAGATTTAGTATCAATGGTTGCTTCTTCTTTTGGTATTACATGGTCTCCAAAAACAAAAACAAAAACAAAAACAAAAACAACAACAGATGGAAGCTCTACCACAACAGGAGGTTCAACAGATGGTGGAACAACAACGATAAATACAGGGGGATCAGGAGACGGTGGTTATACTAGCACAATTTATGGGACAACTGCTACAGGGCCAGGTTCAACTGTTCCTAATTTAGGTTATTTTACGGACGAAGGTTTTGGGCCTTTCTTTACTCCCGATACTTCTTATTCTTCTTACGACACTTTTGTAAGTCCTTATACAGGCAACCCTTTAGCAACATTATTTGATGTTGGCTTAAGTTCAGACCAATTCTTCGGTGGCCCAGGAACAATGACCACCAACCAACCCTTATCAGCGTATGGATACACCGAAGACACATTCGCTCCTCCTGAAGGTGGTATCTTTAATCTTGATAGTTTTAGAGGTCTAAACTTAACACAAGGGTTATCTTTTGGAGACTACAAGCCAGCAGGTACATCAGTAATTACAGGAGGAGGGAATGTTGGAACAGGGCCAGGTGGAGGAATTAGTAGTGTATTTACAGGAGGACAGGGAACAACAGGCACAGGAACAACAGGCTTAATAAATAATACAAGCTTAACGGGTGATTATGTACCTCCTGGTGAAGATATTATTACCGAAAGTGGAGGCTCTTCAACAAGCGGTGGTTTTGATATAACAGGAAATCCGTTTTTAGATTCGGTTTTGGTAGGAGTAGCAGGTACAGGTATTTATGATTTCTTATTTGGCGAAGGCGAAACCCAAGGATATGCGTCTAGAATAGGACAGGGTATAAAAGATTTCTTTACAGGAACAGATACTAAAATTATAGCTCCAGGCGATGCTAGTGTTTATAAATGGGGGCCAGATACTTTTGGCGAAAGTACCGCAACAATGAATGGGTTAGGGCCAGCAAGACAAGCTTTTGAATTTGGATACAATAATATAGATGCTTACAATAAAATGGTAGCTGATGGTAAATTTACCGGAACATTTGATGAATACAATAAAGCAATGTTGGACAGTTACGAAAAATTTGTAACAGAAGAATGGGGTAGTGAAACATGGGCTGGAGAAAGTTCAGTTATTGAACAGAAGACATTTGAAGGTGATTATGATGAACCATTTAAAATGTCCGAAGAGGAAATAGATGAAAGTTTAACTGATAGCGAAAATGAAACTGATACAACAACCCTAGATAACAGCACATTAGAATCTATTAATTTTACGGGAGATATAGGTAGCTTTCTAACAGGCTTAGAAATAGCTGGTTTTGATATAGGTGGAACTACGGGCGTTGATATGACAGGGACGGATGTTACAAAAGTTTACGGAAAAAAAGGTGGCTATGCAACCGCGGGACTGAGTGAAGTAGTAGATATAACTTCAGAAAACATAGCTCAATATCCTGGCTCAGAAATAGGAGACACACTTTATTTAGATGCCAATGGAAATCCTTTAACAGGCATGAGCGCTCTTAATGCAGAAGTGGGTACATTTTTCTCAGATATAACTCCTGATTTTATTGAAAAGGCTTTTGAAGGTGTTGGTGATTTAGTACCAGAGGGTGTGAAAGAAGGTTTAACTATTTTAGCACAAATAGGCGGTGGTATTGAAGGTATAACCGAAGCCCTTAAATTTATAGATGATCCCGAACCTGAAACAGCATTACGAGCAGCTTCAGGAGTGTTAGCAGCTACAGGAAACTTTGCAGCTGCTCTAGCTGTTAAAGCAGTAGCTGAACTTGTCGATGCTATTTTTGGTGGTTATGATCAGCCCTCACATAGATCAGTTTATGCAAATTTAGATTTTGATGACTTTGATCCACTTGGTTACTCTCAAGGTGATTATGATTCGGGTAAAGCAGCCGGAGAAGGTATGAATGAACTTATGGTGAATATTATGAGTGATGTTATGCTTGATGATTTAAAAGCATTGGAAGATGAATATGGTATAGATATTAAGGGCGATTTACAAATTCATTATTCTGCTCTAGACGGCTTCTTCTATACTATTGGCAACGAAGATGTAACAGGATTTCTAGAAAGATTAGATGCAAGAGACGGTGGAAAAGATATTGAACCTTATGAAATGTATAGAAGAAATTTAGGAACTTTAGACTTTGATAATAATGAAAGATTATTAGAGCAGTTAGGTGAATTTAAAGAAACTATTATTAGTGATATGAGAAGAGTATTAGATGCTGGTTATACCGACTTTAGTGATTTCCAAATGAAGCTATCTGAAGCTGGTTTAGAAGAAGCTTATAATAGTTTAGTAGATTCCGGCATGACAGAAAATGAAATTCAAATGTATCTTTTAGGCACTATCAATGTAGCTGGTGGACAAGGGGGAAATAGTCCTCTACTTAGTTGGGCTTTAAGAAACGGAAAATTTGGTGACGGTGGATTAGCTAATCTTGCAACGAGGTATGCCGCTTAAGCTCCTGTTGTAAATTCTCCATCTCCTTCTGCAAATGGGCCATCGGGAACATCTAACCACTTCTTACTTTTTGATCCTAAAGCCATAGCTTTAACAATTCTATTTGTATCAATTAAAGTTTGAACCATGTCTTGAAGATTGTTTATACCTCTATCATGAAAACGAGGTGTCAATCTTTCTTTATGATAAGCAATACCGTTTGCTCTTCCTGTTTGTGTAAATGGTTTACCTTCGTAAGCAGCTTGTTTAATACACATAACTAATTCTTGTAGATCTATTTCTGTTCCGTGACGAGCCATACCGAGTTCCTCACTGCAACCTTCTAACAAACCATTTTTTGTGTTTCTTAAAAAAGTTCTTATCTCTCTGTTAGCAGGGCCATTTGATTTAACAACAGCTCCATGAGCAACTCTATTTCTTCTAAAGTCCACCCCTAAAGTTTTGCATATATATTTCATTTCACTTTCAGGAGGAGTCCACATAGCCATAGCAAATCTTAGACCATCTACGATAGCAGAAGTTCCCCGAATAAGATTTCTTGCGTGTTCAGGTGTTGTGACGGGGTGTTTCATATCTACCTTAGCCATGTGATGTATTATTAGCCAGGTTGCATTGGTTTCGGTTGATAGACTAGCGAAATATCCTGTTACAAAACTACCCATAGCCGGATCAGCATTTATATCGGCATAAACAAAAGAACTTAGTGGATCAATAACAACAAGAACTACATCTTCAATTTTTTTTATTTGGTCGCATATATTTCTCCATTCAGGAGTAATTTGTGGTCTGCCTTTTTCAACAGTAACAATTGGAACTGTTCCTCCGTAATTAGGAAAAGGAATAATTTTTAAATCATGTCCTGTCTCTCTAAACCGATAACCTTCGTCATCTAACGAATCAATTCTTCTATGTATCTCGTCTGCCTCATCCTCAGCAGTCATTATGACAACTGAACCGTTTTTAGTAATAGGGCTATCAAATACTCTATCTCTTCCCGGAGTTCCATAAGCAAGTTTTAAACCCATATCTAAAGTTAACAGACCTTTACCCGTATCGCCCTGAGCCGCTAAAACTCCTGCAACACCTTGTGGTAAAGTTTCTTCTATCAAATATTTATAAGGAGGGGCAGTGCCTCTAGTGTACTTAGAAGCTGATAAAGTTTTATCAAGAAGGTTAATAACTTTTCTATCGCCTTCTTCTAATGATAAGAAATTATGTATATTAAAGTTTTCTGTTACAGCATCAGCGGCATCCCAACCCTTGGGTTTTCCTTTATGTGGTTGTAATACTCTGACTGATTTACAAAAACCTATAAGATAGGTAGCAACTGATTCAGCATATTTTAAACCAGGTTCATCGTTATCAGGCCATATGATAATGTCTTTGTTTTCCAAAGGAGACCAATCGGTTTTATCAAGAGGAGCAGATGATCCGGCCATAGCAGAAGTAGCTACATAGTCTTTTAAAGTAAGCGCATCTACACACTTTTCTCCCTCAACTATTATAATATTGTCTGAGTTAGCTACTTTAGAAAGATTATAAAGTGGACGAACAGACGGCATTTTATAATCGCCATTAGCTAATTGAGGTAAAAAAGTTTTATTGCCATCATTAAACTCTTTTCTAATAACCGTGCAAACCAGGTTGCCATGAATATCTGTATAAGGATACTCAGCAACAACCCTTCCTTTTTCTTTTATTTCTTGTTTTGGAGGAGGAGTATATTCAATAGGATTATTTACTCCTAAAAATTTTCCTATATCTTCAATGGCTTCGACAAAGTTAACATTCTTTTTATACTTCCAAACCTCAATGAAGTCTGAAAACATTCTATTTTTATCTGAAGTATTAAATTCTCCCCCTACACCATTTTTAGAGGGATCAAGACTAAAAGAAACAGATTGGCCCCTACTACCATCTAAATCTCCAATAACAAATTCTGTCCCGATAACTTTACCAGCCGGGAAAAGATGAAAATATATATCGGCTAGTCTGCTAGAGCATTGTCTTTTGAATTGATCTATCTCCCTATTCTGCTCCATCTACATCCCAACATCTTTTACTAAATTCACAAAACCTACAATTAAAATGGTCTCTGTCAAAAGCTACTCGTGGCATTAACTCTTGAGCATCAGTAGCCTTGAGTATTAAAGCCGCCTTATCAGAACATTCTTGAGCAAATTGTGAATCAAATAAAACCCTTTCATGATATATCTCTTGTGTATTTTTATTAACAACTGTAAAGAGTGCCGGATTTTCTGTTAATCCCATGTAATATTGATAAACAACTATCTGAGCAAAATAAACTTTGTTAGTTTTAGCTACTCCATTTTTTTTAAATTTTTTCCAATTGCTATCGTTAGCTGATTTACATTCCCAAAGATACGGATAATCTTCCTCAAAAGGACTAGCCATAATGATCCCGTCAACATGGCCCTTTATTCTGTCATTGTAATGAGAAAAACCAAACTGTTTACCCGTTTTATCTTTTTCTCTAACACTAAAACCTGCTCGTGTAAGCCACCCTATAGCCATATCCTCAAAAGCATTCCCTGTTCCAAATATTCTGAGCGTTCTCCCCTCAAAATGTTTATCAGGTTCAAGCCCTAACAACCGATATTGTAATTTTCTTTTACAATCATCACCTATGCTAGAGCCACCAATATATTCTCGTCTTGGCTGTTGTTGATTATCTTTCTCTAATTTATCATCTATGATTTCGTTAATCTCGTCAGAAATATCCCCAACAAGTTTATTTAATTTTATCTTTTTTTCTTCTGATTTTAACATTAAGGATCTTCCTCTTTCCTTTTACTCTAGAACGGGATTTTATCATCATAAGGCGGTTCTAAATATTTTTTATTCTTACCTTTTCCTGTAACTTTTACTTTTCTTCCTTCAATAATTTCATAACCGTCTTCTGGAACTTCTAGGCCATTTACATTCATAAACTCTTTCACGCCTTCAGGGTTATCGTCACTGATTCGTATGTGTAAGTTATCTCTATAACCATTAATTATTTTTACAACAAAATCAATAACTTCTTGTTTTTCTAAATCGTTAAAAGATTTATCAAAACCTATGTCCTCAAACATTGGCAGTAATGTATTTTTAACAGTATCAATTACAGCTTCATACTCTGTATCTGTTCCTTTATAATCCATATTGTATCCTATATTTTTAGAAAAAAAATTTTGTCCGTCTCTGCAACCGAACCAAGCTATCGGAATAGATCGAGAAAAATCATGATAACCATAATTATGATAACCCAGGCTATGACATAATCCACAGACACGTTTTCCTCTTTTTTCTTTTACACAACTTTTAAACATTTGAAAACACCCGGATAAACCCTGTCAACAAACCAGAGATTTATGGATTTACCCAGGTGCCACTTACTACAACCCAAATTCAGATTTCTTCTGAGAGGCATAAGAGGTAGCGCAACCCATGGCTTTTGCTACTTCTGTTACCGTTTTACCCTCCAAGAAAAGTGTGCGAAACATTTCTAGTTTTTCCTCGTTAGGCTTACGCCCACGAGTTTCTACATTGGGTATTTCTCCTGAATCTATCTTTCCCTGCAATGAGCCAATAGTATGTTCAAGTTTTTCGGTTGCTTC